ACTGGGGCTACGGTCGCTCAGGCGTATGTCGTCACCGACCCGGACGTGGTGTTTCAGGCGCAGGCTAACGGGCAGATGCCGTATTCCGCCATTGGCGTTAATACGTCCCTGATTCAGACCGTTGCTCAGCCGTCTGTTGGTGCCAGCGCTACTGGCGATTCGTCCGTTGGTATCGTTTGGACTGCTGTCGACACCACAACCACAGGCAGTCTGAATAGCCTGCCGATCCGAGTTGTGGATTTTGTCAATGGTCCCTTCAGCCAGATGCCGACCCAGGCTGCGGCTGGCGACGCCTACACGGATTGCATTGTTCGTATCAACACGCACTTCCAGCGGACGGGTAACCCCGGCTCCACTGGCGTTGGCGTTTCGTAAGGGAGGTTGAGACATGGCTGTTTCTCGCGCACAACTTCTTAAGGAGTTGCTGCCCGGCCTGAACGCTCTGTTCGGCCTGGAATACAAGCGTTATGCGGAAGAGCATAAGGAGATTTACGAAGAGGAAACCTCCGAGCGTTCGTTTGAGGAAGAGGTGAAGCTTTCGGGCTTCAGTGCCGCTCCCGTCAAGAATGAAGGCAGTGCCATTGCGTATGACAACGCTCAGGAAGTCTGGTCGGCTCGTTTCACTCACGAAACGATTGCTCTTGGCTTTAGCATCACCGAAGAGGCGATGGAGGACAACCTCTATGACAGCCTGTCGGCGCGCTATACCAAGGCGCTGGCCCGCTCTATGGCCTACACCAAGCAGATTAAGGCTGCGGCGCCGCTTAACAACGGCTTCTCGACCTATCTGGCCGGTGATGGTCAGGCTCTTTTCAGCACGGCTCATCCCCTGGTCAGCGGTGGTACTAACGCCAACCGCCCGACAGTGGGTGCCGACCTGAACGAAACCTCGCTGGAAGCCGCCGTGATTCAGATCGCGGCGTGGACTGACGAGCGTGGCCTGCTGATCGCGGCTCGCCCGCGTAAGCTGATTGTGCCGCCTGCGCTGATGTTCGTGGTTACCCGTCTGCTTGAGACGGAACTGCGAGTGGATAGCGCTGACAACACCATCAACGCCCTGAAGTCGATGAACGCGGTGCCGGAAGGCCACGCTGTCAACCACTTCCTGACGGACACGAATGGCTGGTTTATTGTGACTGATGTGCCGAATGGCATGAAGCACTTTACCCGGACGCCACTCGTTACGGCAATGGATGGCGATTTCGAAACGGGTAATGTCCGCTATAAGAGCCGCGAACGTTACTCGTTCGGCGCTTCCGATCCTCTTGGTATCTGGGGCTCGCCGGGTTCCACCTGAGCCTAAAGATGGGGCGCTTCGGCGCCCCATCACTTAGCCAGTCTTAAAAGGACTTGCTGAGTGATGGGATACCCCGCTTAGTTACCACTTCACAGCAACAATCCAGCGTGTTACATCTGTCCTTGGGCATAAACCCACTTCCGGGGTAACCGGCCGTATAGACAGTCCCGGCTGACGCTGCATAGACTGTACGGCATTCTCATGCAGGAGAATCATCATGGCTAACAGCCAATTCAGCGGGCCAGTTTACTCCAACAACGGCTTCCGTATCGGCAACTACTACAACACCATCCCGACGACCACGAACAACCAAGACGGCGCCGCCATCGCTAAGGTTCAAGGTTCGCAGTCTGTTGCTGTTGCCGTCACAGCCACTGCCAACACTGACATTGTTATTCCCGTCCCGACTGGCGCCACCATTCACGCCGTTCGTGTCTACACCACCACGGCCTTTGGTGCCTCCACGGACGCCCAGATTCAGCTTGGTTCCACCTCGGGTGGTAGTGACTTCCTGGCCGCTGGCTCGGGCACCACAATCAAGGCTGCTGGCGTATATGCCATTAACCCGGCCCCTAGCACCGGCACTGCGGTTGGTTTGCTTCTGAGCTACCCTGCCAGCAGCGTCGGCTCGGCTACCGGCAATCTTTACATCCGTATTGTTCAGACGGGGACCGCTACTGCCGTTGGTACGGCCACCATCCTTGTCAGCTACACGCTGTAATGGAGGGGGTAACCCATGGCTCGCCCTATCTCCTACACACAAACGGCATCGGGGATTTCTTCCCCGATTGTCATGGATACAAAGACTGATCCATTCAACGCCACAGTAACTATCGCGGTGACAGGATCCCCTACGCTCCTGCTTGCTGTGGAGTTTACGTTGGATGACCCGGCTCTGTTTGCTACGCCGGCTCTGTATAATAGCGGCGCTACTTGGTTCACGGTGAATGCTCTAAACAGCGTCACCGGGACTGCTTACGGCACCGTTGTCTCCCCTGTCAGGGCGCTGAGAACTAACATCTCGTCCATGACTGGCGGTACGTCCCCCACGGTCAAGACAACCATCATTCAAGCCGGCAGGATGGGTTAACCATGAGTGATGAAACTGACCGCGCTGAGCGGCTAGCTTCCATGCGGGAGGCTATGGAGAATGGCCGCAAGATGATGGAGCTTATTCAGCCCATCATTGTAGCCTTCCCTGCCTGCCTGAACTTCCTGACAAACGCCTACAAGACCACCATTGCGGCGGATGCGGCTGACGCCGACTGCGCCAAAGCGGTGCAGGCCAAGGCGGATGCTGAGGCTGAGGCTGTCACCATGCAGAAGATGGCGGATGAGAAGTTTGCCGCCCTCAACGACCAGCATGCCACTATGTTGCGCGAGATGGATGCTAAACGCCAAAGCATCCTTCAGGAACACCAAGACCTCATGGTGTCCATGACCGCTGAGAAGGATGGCCTTCAGGCTCAGATTGTTTCACTGAAGCAGGAAGCCGACGCTAGACGGGCTCAGATTGCCATGTCTGAGGCTGATGTGTTGAAGCAGCATCAGGCTCAAATGGATACTCTGACCGCCGAGCGTGATGAGGTTAAGGGTCAGATTGAAACCTTCCAGAATGAGCTTGCTGCTCTGAAGGCTCGCCTCGGATGACCATTAGCGGTTATGGGATTAGCCTTCTACCAGGGCCTAGGATTACAGACAGCCTTGGTAATGAGTTAAGTCCAGGGATCGCTACACTTCAGATCGGGAGCGGGATGACCGTTTCCGTTGACTCCACTCTATTGACTGCAACCATTGGCTCTACAGGCGGTGGGGGCGGCGTCAGTAGTGTGGCTCAGACTTTTACTGGCGGTATTGTCTCCGTCTCTGGCTCGCCCATCACCACGTCTGGCACCTTAGCCCTAACAGTGGCTGGTACTAGCGGTGGCATCCCATACTTCAGTAGCGGGACAACTTGGACCAGTTCTGGTGTATTGACTGCCAATGCCTTGATGGTGGGCGGTGGCGCTGGTGCTGCGCCCTCTACGATAACCACAGGGGCTGGTGTACTGACCGCCCTTGGTGTCGCGCCTAATAGCGCTGGCGGGTTCCTGACTACCGCTGTAACCAGCCTTGGCGGCACCACTGGCGCCATTACGTTAGGGACTGGCCTTAGTATGGCTGGCAGCACCCTTAATGGCACCAGTACCTATACACTACCAACCGCCAGCACTACGGTTCTTGGTGGCGTTAAGGTTGATGGCACAACTATCACCATCAACGGCAGCGGGGTTATCAGCGCTTCTACTGGCGGCGGCGGCACTGTCACCAGCGTCGGGCAAAGCTTTACCGGCGGCCTTATCAGCGTCTCCGGCTCGCCTGTTACTGGCAGCGGCACCCTAGCGCTTACGGTGGCTGGCACTAGCGGCGGCATCCCCTATTTTAGCGGCTCCAGCACCTGGGCGACCTCGGCCGTGCTGACTGCTAACGCGCTGGTTATTGGTGGCGGTGCTGGCGCTGCGCCGGCTACCACCACCACCGGGACGGGCGTCCTTACCGCCCTGGGCAATGCGGTTAATACCGTTGGCGGTTTGGCGACCTCCGCTGTGACTTCGCTGCCCAGCCTAGCCACCGTGGGGACCATCACTAGCGGCACATGGACCGGGACCACCATCGCAGTTGCCAATGGCGGCACGGGCGTCACTACCAGCAGTGGCGCGAATAGCGTTGTGCTGCGCGACGCCAGCGCCAATGTCACCACCAACAATCTATTTGAAGGCTTCACCAGCGTCGCGGCTGCCGGGACCACCATCACGCT